GATGTGCTGAGTGACCCCATATTAGAACTCAACTGTCCCATTTGCGGGTACACTGAAGGATCTTTTGATAAAGACCTGAATTTTGCCAACTTTGAAGCAGGAAGACTCGCAGCTTCACCAACTGTGATGACACCATCTTTGTCTCTATCTAAGCCACTATTTTGACCATACGCAAGAGACCCAGCCTTATACATTCCTGTTCCAGCAGATGAACCAATAAAAGCTGGAGAAAAAACTGCCATATAAGCATCCTGAATATTTTTCATTTTGCCTTTGTATGGATTCAAGTATTTTTCAACATAATCTAGTTGCTGAACTCCACTCATTTTTCTCAATGCTGGTTTACTTGTTCCAACACCAGCAGCGTTCATAAATTGAATCAAGCCAGTAGCGCCAGATGATGGATTTCTTGCTGCTGGATTTAGTCCAGATTCAAACATCATCACAGCCATTAAATGATCAGGATTCATTCCCAATCTTCCTGCTACCTCAACAACTTTTCTTTTGAACTCAGGAGTGGCATTACTTCCCCAATCTTCTTTTCCATATGCACCACCAGAAAATGGTTTTAGTGGAGAACTACTTTTCAAAAATTGAAGAATAGACGATCCTTGATTTGAATTTACAACTCCTTTTGATAACGGAGTTCCATACATTGCTTGATGGATTCCAGATGCATTGTGATGAGTCAGTGACCTCGCTCCATCACCCATCCATTGCAAAGCATTAGAAATCCCTGGTCCAAATATTCCTGCTTTTGGAAGGACATTTGTTCCACTAAGATTCACTGCACCATGAGATAAATATCCTACCGCTCCTTTAACTGGCTTAGACATTGCTTTCCCAAACTTGTTTAGCAAGTCCATTCCAAGTCCAACAATTTGTCCAAGAATAGGAGTAAGTGCCCCAATTTGAGTAGCTACGTTATCTATAGAAACTATCGTATCTCTCAATCTAGGAATCAAATTATTTGCCATCTCACTCAACATATTTTCTAAAGTACGTTGAAGTTTTGCAATTAATTCAGGCATTGTTTTGTTGAGTTCTTCAAGTGTTTCTTGCATACTTGCACGAGGCTTTCCAACTCCCTGAAGTTTCATCATGTCAGGAATAAAGTTGGTAGAACTTCCTTTATAATTACGAAACTGATTAAGAACGCCATCCATCATGGCAGGATCAAAATCTAACCCCTCTAAACGTTTTCTTGCAATGTCATATCTCATTCTGACCATTGCTTGCTGTTTTTGATCAGCAATGGAATTAAAATCACCTTGTAGATATTTTGCATCAGGTCCCATTAACTTCTGCATGAGTTGTAGACCACGAGTCATCCTAAGTTGAGTTGCTTCTTTTGCTCGACCAGGGTCACTCAGCAAGTTCAAAGTCGCATAAGGATCACCACCACCAATGGAAGTTAGAAAAGCGGCTTGTCGTCTGCGTTTGAACATATCTCCAAACACACTTCCTAACACCCTGGAAGCAGATTTTGCATCCATGTTCAAGGATTTAAAAAGACCCTTAGTCTCTAAAATTCCTTTTTGGAAGCTAGTTATATTGGCACCAACTGTAGCACCATATTGTTCCCAGGTATCAATACCCTCTACAACTGAATCATTGGCATCAAGTATGCTGCCATTGAAAGAAAACATTTGCTGAGTTATTTGATCCCAGTGTCCTTTAATTGCATCCATTCCCATACCTTGCATAGCAAGGGTACGAGTGTATTTTGCTGCAACATCGTTAGACAGCCCAAACATTCTTATGCCACCAGCAGACGCACTGATAAGCTCAAGAACTTGGCTATTTAATTTCGAGACAGGAACACCAGCATTTACAAACTCTTTTCCTAATTCTCGCAAATCATCTTGATCAATCCTAAGACTGTTAGATAACCGTCCAAGAGTGTTGTTAAAGGCAGCTAGTCCCATGTAATCACCACCAGAGGCCCTTAACAGGTCAGCACTGGCTTTTTGGGTATTAAAAACACGGTCAAAGATTCCTGCAAGCATTAACGCAGGACCACCAATGGCAGTGATTGCAGGAACCATCCCTTTGAGGTATCCAACAATCTCTCTTAACTCATTGCTTGCTGCCTCTGTGACTGATTTTCCAGCAATGCCAACACTCTCTCCTAATCCACCAAGGATATTGTTTTTTCCTTGAGGCATTTTTCTTTTTATTTCGGAATTTAGCCCAAGCAATTTTCTAGTGTGGTCTTGAGTCAATCTAAATGCAGCATTTAGATTTTTTGTAAGACCAGATAACCAAGTTTGCTCAGACTTGAAGATCAGGTTATGTTCTTGTCTAACCTGATCTCCAAGTTCTTGCAAATGTTGTTTCTGTTTTTTTGCTTGCTCTTTTAATTGAGCGTTTATTACAGAACTCACTCTCTTTGCGGATTTTTCAACTGCCTTTGCTTTCTTTTCTTGAGAAGTTTCAAAAACCTCAACACCAGAATCCATGAAATCTCCAATTTCATTGGATGCAGCTTTTTTCCAGTTGGGGTTTCTTCTCTTAGGAGGCATTTTTTAAAATCCTTACAATGACTGGTTCTTCAACTCTTCAATTCTTTTCTTTGCTGCCTCATCATCCTCAGCTATCATCTTCTGTGCTCTCAGGTACACTTCCCCTAATTCCTGTGGGGTCAGCAAAGCTGTGTCTTGATAGCTGAATCCTACGTGCTTTACTAGCCTTAGTCTCTCCATCTCTAGCTGCTCTGTTGCGGACTGGGGGGCGAAAAAAGGTGGGGCTAAAGCCCAAATCTACCTCTTCACTATTGTTGTAACCGCACTTTGGACAATTCACTTCAAATGTGTCCAAAAGAATTCCAACATCACTCTCATAGATAAAGTCACTCAATTTTTCTGACTCTTCAGGAGGAAGTTTTAACAAACTTTCAAATTTTTGAATGAGAGACGACTGCTTACCATCAATTGTGTCTATTGCTTGTGCCACTCTCAAAATAGACTCATCTAAAGCCACATTGACTAGCTTGTTCATTTTTTTCAGATTTTTCAAACCTGTTTGCACTGCCCCTTCATCAGCAACAGTGTTTAGGTGACAAGTTATTTTGTGTCCTGCTAATTCGTACTCAAGCCCTTTTGTTTTAAAATCAGGAATCTCATCAGCATACAAAACATCAAATTTTGAAATGCTCAATACTGGAGATTCTGTGTTTCCACATTTCACACATTTAAAAGGATCAAGTCCAAACTCATCTCCCCATGACGCTGCTTTAATTGAGTACAAAACAACAAGAAGATCAGACATCAAAAAATCATCAAGATTTAGTTGTTTAGGAGAAGGCTCAACTAAAAATGTTTCAAGCACAGTTTTAAAATAACTGTAAATGCTTAAAGTTGCAGCAGCGCCTGCACATTTTCTATGATCCTCCATAAGAAAATTTCTGACTTTTACGCTATCACCATTTACAAGAACATCTTTACTGAAGTGATGACTTTGAGAAGGCAAAGCAACTGTACTTGTTTTCAGCTTTATAAGACCGTCTGACATAGAAATCTCCTATAGTGTGTCTACTGCCATTATTCCTCAAGTTTGTGGAAATGAAAAGACCACCAATCATTCCTGATTGATGGCCAGTTCACAGACACAACACACCACGGAGAAAAACTTATCCAAATAGTCCTGTAGAACTGCTGCCATCAAGGGTAGCCCTATCTACTGACAAGGTGAGTCCTATTCTGACAAACTCGTGTCCATCAGAATATGAGCGGGCATTCTCGGGAGTGGGGGCATTTTTAGGCCACACACCATGGCATACCCATGTCCTAATCAAGGTTTGATCAGGAGCGTACTCAAACACCTTTGCTTGTCGTTTGTAGTCACCTGCAAGCCCCATAGCAGAGGTATTAGGGTCATACACCTGTTTGAACCAGTCCCAGATTTGCTGAACAATGTTTGGGGCAACAAAGTCAACTAGCTGGATTGACATATCAGAAGCATTTGGTTTTGATGCAACTTTTACTCGATCATTGTAGTGAAACAATTCAACTGCCTCTAGTTCATACCTGGGCAGGTTGACTGATTGAGCAGCAAGAACAATGTCCACGCCTTCTACATCTACGTGAAAATTGCACTGCCTCATTATTTCATATTGCTGACCACTTCCTTGTTGCAAAAGAAAGTTGGCTCCAAGTGGTTGTGCCATTTTTAGTTTATCCTCGTACCGGCTTCTATAAACATTGCAACTTAAATCTGAGCAGCAGCAGAAATTTCTTGTTCAGAAATTGTTTGACCAATTTGAGAGATCAAGAAAGTTACCAAAATAATTTCTGCATGTTGCAAAAGTTGCAGTGTGCAAACAGCAGACATTATTTTATTTTTGATGTTTTGATCAGAGTTTGTATTTCTATTGCAAACAAATTTGCCTGCGTAAATCTTCTCAGCTTTTTCAAGCTGTTGAAGATAAGGATCAACAATCATAGAAACTTTGTTCCAAGTTCTAGGAGAGTTTCCTTCAAACAGGAAGGCATACATCAAAGTGGTGATTGCCTTCTCAATTCTCATGAGCATCATTCTCGGACCAATACGATCAAGAGAAGTTGCTTGTGTAGTTGCAGTTTGTTGAGAAAGAACCATTGTTCCCAATCCATTCAGATCGGCAATGCAGTTTACTCTGTTATCTGCAAGAAAAGCCCTGTCATTGTCATTCAACTCAACATCAATATCAGTGATATTGAGCAATTTACCACGACTAGGACCAGCAGGAGCTTCCCAGGATTGGGTTCTTGCAAAAGCAGCAAGAGCAGCAGCACAAGGAGGAGTTACCTCATTCTGGCGAGTGGTTGGGTTATAGGTTTTGTAGTGAGGATAATACAGTGCTGCATACGTTGACTGTACAGAATCATATGAAGCGTATGCTTGCTCACCATTTGCCCAATCAGCCACGGAACTGACTGAAATTCCAGCAGGAGAGTCAATGATTGCAAGGGTGTCTCTCCTTTGCACTTCAACAAGTTGAATCATTGCTTGTCTTACTGCCAGTGATTTTGATGCTTCAGGAACAACCAAGAGGTTTATATCAACAGCATTGGCATTTGCAAGCAATTGCATACCAGTTGCAGTTCCTTCAATCAAATCACCAATGTAGTCACCATCTACAAGATTGTCTATTCCATCATCAGCACCAGTGAAAGTATAAGTTCCTGAAACTGGAAAACTATCAAACGCAGTTGGAATATCTACATGCTCAGAATCTGCAAATTTCTCAACCATGTTTTCCAAAGTGATGCCTTGGATGGTTTCCATAATGTGAGGACCAGAAACAACTTCGCCATCATCATTTTTGATAGAAATTGAAATTGTTGCTTTGAAGTTTGACCAGTGATACCCAGAAACCTCAACTGCTGAGACTACGTTTGCAGTGGTGAGATTTGTAGTAGTGATCACAATCTCTCCAGTGATGTAATCAACAGTTCCACTATATTGAGAATATCCAGAGATGAAAGTCAGAACACCGGCAGTCACAGAATCAGTTGCAACTTGTGTTGAGCCAAATTTGACTACAATAGTTCCTGCAACCAATGGTTTATTAGTCACCAAAGGATCAGGAGAATAGGTGTGGGATAAAACGTTTGTAGGACCAGAAAGAGTTCCAGTTACAGTTGCACCACCACTGTAGGTTACTGCATAAGAAGTGGCATTTGGCGAATTTGAAACAATAGTGATTACTTGCCCACTTACTGTTGAATTGATTTTTGCAGTACCAAGAGCAGCATTACCATCAATAAGAGCATTTAATCCTGCTGCAATAGCAGCAAGATCGTCACCAGCCTGTACAGTGTATGCAATCGCTAAGGGAGTACCAACAAGGGCAGCATCAGTGACTGTGAGAGTGATGACATCATTGGTAGTTTTTGTTCCACCAATTGTCAAAGTTGTAGTTCTGGTCAAAGCAGGAAAAGTGTGAGCCTCAGAAACTTTTGTTTTCTTCTGCTCACCATAGCTAAATTTGAGTTGTTGTCCTTCAAAATAGGTGCCAGTATCTTTTGCAGACACAGAAACAGTGGTCGTGTCCACAAGATCAACTGTGGTAGTTGCAGCAACGTCTCCATTAGCCACAGGAACATAAATGAGCCTTCCGCCACCAGCATTGAAAAATTCTCTTGCAGCAATTAAGGCAGGATGCGAGCTTCTCGGAATACCGATGTTATGGATGAGTTGCTCTAAAGACGTATTGAGGTATCTCTGGTTCTTTTTGCCCTTCTGTTTAGGGCCAACCATACCTGGGATGTTAGCAGTGAGGTCTTTGACATACTGGCTGTAGTCAATTTCTCTGAAAGCCACACCTGGGGCTAAAGGAAAACTTCTGGTAGTGGACATCTAACATGCTCCTTAGTCAAATCAACCTACATAAATTATTGCACTTAAATTTGCTGTTTCAAAAATTTCTATATTTAGCTGAAACAGCAAGCCTACTGGCTATTCTCCGTCTTTGGGTACTATGGTCACAAAGTCAAGCTGCTCATACGTAATGGGTTCCTCATCATTAGTAGCAGATTGATACAGAATATCAATTTGTTCAATTCTTGGAATAACATCAGATTTTGTCCAAAAGGAATCAACATACAATTTATTTTGCATCCCAAATTGAAGCAATTTTCCACTTTGAGGCTCACTTACGTATGTATAAATTGGGTCATCAAGTTCTGCTGCAAATTGAAGAGGAATCTCTACATCATTCCCATCATTATCCTTGCATCGAATTTTTACATACACAGGATTTCCAATAGTCAAAAATCTCAAATCACGTTCTATGCAATTTAAATCTGATTGATGCTGAGTCAAAACTTGGATTGAATACTCCGCTTGCACAGGAACAGTTTTAGTTATTGCATAATCACCAGCTTGAGTTTTTCCTGCTGGCCAACCCAAAGAACCCAAGGTTTGATCAAAATCTTTATCAGCATATTTTGCACAAGCAGTGCGATAAACAGCCATCCCAGGCAATCCTAAATCGTTTCTGTTAGCATCTTGTGATTTTCTTGCTAAATTCTTTTCTGCTAGTTCAGCAGGCGACCAAATTACTTTGCAATTGAGCATTTGAGAAAAATATGCTGCTATAGCACCATCAAGAAATTCAATCATATGTCACCATACTCTTTTTCTTTTCCTAACTCAACCATTTGTTTGTGACTCTCTTCCCATGGCTCCCGAGTGACCAATCCAACTCCTGAGAAACAAACTGTGGACCCAGGATGATAGCCGTTGACTTGCACAATTCTGAGTGTAAGCCATTTTCCATCTGGCCATGTTACTTTTATTCGATCCTCAAGTCTCAATCTCTCTTTTAGAGTTATGGTGTATTGAGTTTCAACTTTATCTGCATAAGAAATAAAATCAGGATTTATGATCAATCCTTCTACTGGTTTTGAAAGCAAACAAGCTGTGATCACTGCTTGAGTAGGTTGTGCAGGATCAAACTCATCTGGATAAACTGCTTCAGCATCACCAATCTCACCATACTCATTTTCAGTGTAGTCTTGTGAATGAACAATCTCTGCCACAAGTCCGTATCTCTCTAATTGCTCAGAAAGAATCATGTCTAAATGAGGAGAAGATTGAGAGCCAAAATCAAAAACCACACTTCACCTACCTATGATATGCACTGTGATAGTCCTGATTCTCTTCTATCTTTTTTCGTGCTTCTTCAAGTTCTTCTTTTCCTTCCCTCACAAGTTCAGGAGCATCAGTTGTTATTTGCAGATCATTGTAAGTAAACGCTCTGCGAGTCCTTCCAATTAAAATCAAAAATCTAGCTGACAAAAGATCAAGCAAGTAGATATTGTCGTCCTCACATCCAATAATTTCTACTTCTTCTAAAACGTTTTCCTCGTTCCTAGTCTCTTTAAAAAAATAAGGATAAATAGCTGTTATATCAAATTTTCCAGCCATTCCAAAAAATGCTTTTGGTCTTCTGTACTCCCTCAAAATGCTAATAGGAGTGATTAACCTACCTGGGGTTCCTGGGAATCCTAACCCCCTTTTAAGCTGCATCCATTGATTAATGACCATGCTTTGTCCAACGGGAGTGGCCCTTATAATGTCTTGCGGAGGCTCTCCTAATTGTGGAACAGACTCACTCAAATCGTATCCAACATTATTTGAATGAGCAGTGAAGTCATAATGAAATCCAGATGTGTTTTCTACGTCAATATTGAATTTTTTTCTTACTGGAAAAAACCCAGAATAGTAAACTATGTCTGGTTTCATCACAAGATAGAATTTTTCCAAATCCAATTTTACGCTATCTAACGTTCCAATTATGTGTGAACCGTTTCTAGCAAAAAGATAGGAAACAATATCAGTGAGCTTGTTCATGTGTTGATCTCAAATGATTTGTAGAAATCCTCAATTGCTTTTTTCTCAAGTCGAGAAATATAGCTTTGGGCAGCAGGATTGAACAATGATTTTATTGCTGTAATGCTTGTGACCTCACTTTTTAAAGGAGGTCTTTGACATGCAGGAGTGAGTATGATGATTGCAAAAATTGTAAGATACACAGTTCGATCAAATAAATTCATAACTAATTCACCAACTTTTTTTGCTTAAGATACTGACCTAAATAGTGGATGTGTTTGCAAACACCAGGAGTGTTTACAGGATTTCTGCGAGGGTCCCACCCTGAAGGTGCCTCTCTTCTTTTTGTGACCAAGTTCCCATTCTTATCGTACCCTTTGTAATAACGATACTTACCAGGAGGAGAGCCATAAGGTCTGTGATCACTGCTTCTAACTGGCTGTCCGGTTACATCAGAAGCCTTTGGCAAGTCTCCTAATGCATGTGATCTTGCTTTATGCCTATTGCTGTACCACCATGTCCAAAAATAATCATCACAAGTGCACATGACTGTAGCAGTGATGTTTTGATCTGAAAGTGATGGTCGTTCCATATACAAAACTGTTCCATCCAACGGTTCAATTTTTATAGGAAGGTCTTTTGTTTTTTTCTGTCCAAAATTCAAGTGATGGAAGATGATCACAGTGTCATAGTGATCAACTTCCTCACTTGATTGAGAATTGAACTGTCCTTGAATAGCAAAAGCATTTGTGACAGGAAATGCAGAGGTCTTTTTGATCCCAGCAAAAGAGACTCTATTGAACTTGGTTCTCAAGTTCTTTGTCAATTTCACTAGGTCATTAAAACAAACTGGCATTTATCTAGCCACCTTTTTTCGATTTGGATTTTTTCTCAGCTTCTTCCTTTTCAATTTGAGCAAGAATCTCAGCTTCTTTTGCATCTTCTTCTGCTTTAGCTTTTGCAGCAGCCTCTTCTTCAGCTTTTTGTTTTGCAAGTTCCTCAGCTTCTGCTTTAGCTTCTTGCTCAGCTTTCAATCTTGCTTCTTCAGCTTCTGCTTTTTCTTTTTCCAAATTTACTGACTGAGCAGGAACTTGATCAACAATCTTTTCTACAACTTTGAGATTTGGCATTGCTTTGATTTTTTCACCAAAAATTTTCATTGCTTCATCAGAAACTTTGTTGATTCCTGGGTTAAGTTCAATGCATGACTTTGTTTGATTGCTATGAATCACAGTTTTGCTTTGATTTGTGTTATGTACTATTGGCATTTATTTGTTCCTTATCAAATAGAACCCTGTAGATGAGTTTACCACCTACAGGGTTCTTTGAGCAATTTACTCCACTAGCTACTATGTAGCACCAGAACCGAAGTCGAAGGAGTTTTGATTGATGGTGATGGTCACAGCACCATTAACAATCATCGACTCAGTGGCACCCCAGTAGCAGGCAGCCCTTTGTTTCTGCAAAGGATTCTTGCCGGTTCCCTGTACCTCAGTCATGCTCAAAGGCATGTAAGGACAATGAGCTACAACAGACTCAAACGGAGTTTTACCTTTCCACAGACCAACAATTTTGTTAGTGTCTAGTTGAGAGTTTGCAGGGATACGGATAACCGTTTTACCTTTGAACTCACCAAACACATGCGGTCCAAGAGTGTCGTCATCAAACATCCGATTGAAGTCGGGATGCTGTTCGATAACAGCACAGGCTTTGTTACCAGCAATCACTACGTTCATCTGACCACGACCAAGGTTCTCAATCAAGAGAGCATTGGCGTCAGAGAACGCAGCAGGAAGGGTCATTATATGTTCGTAGTACGATGTACCAGAACCAGGTTGACGACCCCACGGAACGTTGCTATTGCTTGCAGGAATTGAAGCAAGGATTTTAGCGAGAACGATATTGAAGATTTCTTGATTCAACATGGTTGAAAGATCTCTAGTCATATCGTCTTCGGCAGACATTCCCCAGCGTTTGTTCATCATGTAAGACTGAGCAAATCCATAGGTTCCTTTCAGAGCCATGAACTGTGCTTTGACAGTCTTAGCTTGCATTTGGAGCAAGTTTCTCGGCAAATCAGACGCTTCTTCAAGCAAGCAGGCAAACTCAGCAGTCACAGTAGTTTGACCACTAGGATTGGCAGAGAATTGCAAGTCAACAAGCCCACCATCAAAATCAACAGTACCAAATATGGTGTACAAGGTTCCATTGACTTTTACAGCAGAAGAGAACTGACCAGTGCTGGCATTAACGATCATGTCAGGAAACACAGCAGAGTCAGCACCAGAATTGAAAACGGCAGCCGCACTAATCACCACTCTCTCAGGATCGATAGGTGTGGTGAACTCATCAGTTCCACCCAAGGGCAAGTCATTATAGGTCTGTGCACCATCTACAGCATCAACAAGTGATGCAGTTTTATAGGTGTCAGACGAATAGCCTTCAGGGAAGCCATCAGGCATTGCCAGTGCGGTCATCACTTTTTGACCAGCAGTCATGTTTGCACGAGTATTTTTTGCAAGCACATCTTTGAACCACACAAGACCAATGGGTTCATCAATGGGCTGAATACCAGCAACAAGAGCCAGCGGAGAAATTCCGAAAGAAGCGGTGATTACGTCCAAACCAATTTTAGGCAACGGGCCAAGGTTTGCAACAGAACCATTTGCAGCTTCTGCAAGAACGTGGTCTTCAAATGCTTCAAGCTGTCTGCCCAAAGCCACAATATCCCACTCGTTCAAGGACTTAGCACGGGCTAAAGGAGACTTGTCCAAGGATTGCATCCTTGAGCGATATTTCTTCCCATAGTATTCCGCAAGTCTACGGACTTTCTCACCTTTTGCATTTTCGGTAAGAATTTCGGCATTGTTCATTTTTACAGATCTCCTCCAGTTAGAGACTTGCGCTATTTTTTAGCGCTCAAAAACTGCTACTTACTTTTTACGACCACGGGTTAGTTCATTCAAGAACTTAGTGGATTCATTTTGTTTTTTGTCAGCAACTTTGATTGACTCAAACAATCCACTCAGTTTATCGCCACTTTTCTCTACAGATTTAGTGACAATAGTTTTGCCACCTTCACCAGTAGCAACCCTTGAAGCAGCGTTAGCAGCAGCAGGAGTAGCAGAAGCGCTTTCATTTGTTTTTCTGAGTTTGGAAAGATGCTCAATAACATTTTTAGCGCTATCTTTAGCGAGCATCTCTTTTACTACCTCTTCATTCACTTTGAATTTTTCAGAGATAGCTTTTGCTGCGGAATTTAGTTTCACTCCTTTGTAGATGCTGATCACTTTTTCAGCACCTTCAAGAACTGACTTCAATTGAGCAGGAGTTCTCCTGCCAGCAACATCAACAAAACCTTTCAAAGCAGTGTATGCTTTTTCATGCTCATCAAGGTTTCCGTACTCTTCGTACTTCTCACAAAGTTCCTTTGCTTCTTTCAGTTCATCAACTGATCCTAGCTTTGCGTAAGATTCAGAAATACCAAAAAGGTGTTCCAGAACTTCCTGCATCGGAGGAACTTTTGTTTTTCCAAAAAGATTTGTAGATTTTGCAAAAGACTTGAAGGGTTCAAGTTCAAGCCACTTTCTCAAACCTTCTTCAATCTTATTGAGAGATTGAATAGGGTCATCTCCAAATTTTTCTTGGATAGCCACAATCATTTTTTCTTGTGCAGCTACTTTCTCATTCAAGGCTTTGTTTGCAGCAAGTGCTTCATTCAAAGCAACTTTAGTTTCAACATTATCCTTGTTGAGATTTTCTACCAAAATTTTGAAATCTCCATCCATTTTTTTATTTTCAACTCCCATTTGTGATTCTGACTCTACAACTTTTGGAAATGCGGCTCTATGCCCAGGATTACAAACAAAATCTATTCCATGAAAATAGAAACTGCTCTCATCAATAAGATCAGAACCACCAGGTCCTTTTCCTTTTAAAACCTCTCCATAGGCTCTTGTGGAAACTGCCATTGGATAACCTTCAGCCATGAGGTCATAAATATTTCTACCATATTCATTTCCAAGAACAAGAATTTCTCCCATTCCTTTGCCAGTTTTTTCATCAATCCACATTTTTGTTATTTTGTGGGTGACTTCTCCACGCTTTATGCTTTCCTCGTTAAACTCAACCTCGTGTCCACAAGTACCAAAAAGGGGAAAACGGTCAGCCTCAGCTTTGAGGATGTTTTCCCACATGGATCTCTTGTAATAGCGATTGTTCAGGGTTGTGGCATCACTGGCGAACATCTCTCCAACCAGCTTACCGATGATTCTTTTACCATCAATCCTGGGATCTCTGCTTTCCTCAGACTCGTTCAGTCCTTGAACCACAGTTGGTTTAAAGACAAAAGTTTCTCTTAAAGAATTCTGTGACTTAGTAGCCATGCAAAAGTGCATCCTTGATTAGTCCAACCAAAGATTTACTTTAGCATACTATATGAGTTGTTCAGAAATTTCTTCAAGCAAAAGTTCCAGGTTAACCTGCTCAGAAATTGAGTGAAAGAACCCCAATTCTTCAAGTATTGCCCGCTTCAATTGAATCAACTCATCCTTAGAAAGGCAGCTCTCATTTGAGTTTGAGGGAGCAAGCACATTTCTATTGATACGAGAAGACAAAAATCTTCCAAGATTTCTGTGAAACCTTCTTCCCTCTAAACTGTGATGCCACTTTCTTAGTCCAAAAGTGTAGTCAAGTTTATTTGTAGTCCATGCTCGTTTTGCTGCTTGTGACCTACGAAAATCTTTTAAAAGAGGAACCACAAAAGTTCTATGCTTGATAAAACTTTTGTGGTCATCTTGTGTTTCTTTTTCATCAATTCTTTTTCCAACTTCAAGCAAAAATTGCAATCTATCGGCTTCAGAATTAAATTGAATCATTTTTTGCCTATTCTTTTGAAGAATTCATCCATTCGTTTTTCTTCTTCATCGTCATCAGATTTGGAAGAGTCGTCATCTCCAACAGGATTTTCTTCATAGTCAGATTCTTCCTGTTTTTGTTCTTCTTCTTCACCATCAAGCAATTGATCAAGCTTTGCGCTTATTTCATCAACTTTGCTTGCAAGATCCTCAGAACCTTCCTGTTCTTCATCCTTGTCCTTGTCTTCCCTGTCATCAGGATCGGGAAGGTCAACACCGTCTGGTTCATCGTCATCAGCAGGAGAAGGAGCGGGGGCATTGTCCATTGGAGCTTCATCATCCGGCTCATCTGCCATGTCATCATCAGCAGGAGCGTCTCCTGGCTCATCAGGAACGTCTCCCAGGAGATTGTCAACATCTCCCAAGTCATCCCCACTCTCACCACCTAGAACAGAGTCCATGGCTTGCACAAGTGCATCTGCCAAATCACTAGCGATGTTTTGAAGATCACCATCAATCTCAACATCATCAAGATCGTCTTCGCCTTCATCTACTGGTTCTTCTGGCATCTCACCAAGGTTAGCCATCGATCCGTTTTCTTCTTCAAATAGCTCTCCAAAGGATTTGCCTTTCTTATGTGCCATGGTTTCAAAACTCCTAATCTTAGACCTACAAAAATACTACCACTTTCTTTTAGAGAATCTATTTTCTCTTCTGCTTAAACAGCAAAGCCGCTGTGCTGCCTATTTCTGCGGCTTTGTTAGATGAACCTTTCTTGTGTGGAACTACCACTGAATCACTGGGATTTTGTCTTTTTGCACGTTTTTTAGCAAACAAGGACTTAACCCTCAACACAAACTCATCTGCTTTTTGGGCAGTAGCATTTGCTTGTTCTTGTTCTTCTGGAGTGCCAACAGTAAGAACAGGAGATTCCCTTCTATTCATCAATTTCACAAAATTGTCTTTAGCAACACTCAAAAACTCATCTCTCAATTCATCAGATGTCTCTTCTTCATTTTCTTCATCTTCAATATCAAGAAGTGGAATTCCATTAGTCAAGTCAGTCAAAGTTTCATTCAACCATTCAAGTAAATTATCAACTTTGACTCTCTTTGAAGTAAGTGGAGATTCAAGCAAACGATCTGCAAGGTCCATTTTTTTCAAAAACATTTCTTGCTTAATATCATCATACTCAAGTTTTTCAATACCAGAAAGATCAACCATCTGATTGATAAACACAATATCAAAGTCGTCCATTGTTGCATTGAACTCATTGTTATTGTAATTAACTAAATGAGTCAGCAGAATTTGCTTAACTCCTTTAGACAAACATCTTTGAACTGAAGAAAGTTTTCTTGCATATTTTCCAAACCTTCTCAATTCAGAAATTTTTGCTTTGTCTCCACCTTGTCCAGAATTTTCATTATTGCTGTCTTCAAAAATCAAAGTATAAGGAACGCCAATACCAGACATGATAAGTTTGCGCATATCATTTGCTGATCTAAGCAAATCATCTACAGCAGCCTCATCTCTAATATTCAGTGCCTCAATATGCCCTTTTCCATCACCAAAGTTTGGAATTACTTTGAATCTTCCAGCACTAGAAAGCAAATCAACTGCTGTGATTTGGTTGTTTTCTATGTCAATTGCTACTTCAGAGTTGAGCATACTCTCAACATCGTCCAATTGCTCCCTAACCTTCTTTGTAGGGGTCCCTGGGGGCACCTGGAGGGCAATCAGCTTGGATTGAGTGATCTGGTTCAGCTTAAGGGCAACCAGAATCTGCTCAAGAATAACAAGTTCCCTGATTTTTTGAAGCACACCATAAAAGAAAGGTCTTCCAATTCTTACATAATCAGGAATCTTCTCTTTTATGTCATCAGGAATCTTGTCATAGTCGATTTGATAATCTGGATCTAGTGAATCATCAATCTTGACTCTTTTCTTGTCGTCACCAATAAAAAAGTGAGCATATTGATATGCGGGCATCATTACATACTGCCCTTCCATTAATACAAGAAAATTGCATGGTTGCCCTTTTTCATACAAAGCCACAACACCAAGAGGATTCAAGTCATTATTTATTGACTCAACACCTTTTTTTCTGTCCTCATCAACTTCCAATCTGACAACTACATCACCATACCTAAACAAATCTGGTGTGATATCACAAACAAAGTTATTCAAGTCGTGGATTTTGATAAAGTCGTCCAACACTTGTTTGATTTTTGGATTATCAGACGCAACTTCAATTACTTCTCCTCTTTCTGTAGGATTCAAAACATCCTCAGTCATGGCTTCAATCAAACGACCTACTAAGTAGTAGGTATCCATCTCATTGATAGCATTTAAATACTCTCTGCGAGTATTTACAGCATGAGTCCAATCCATCACTAGATTGTTTGCTAGTGATGGCATCCTTTGAGCATATGACCTTAATGGTGTTCTTGGATTTATTCCAAACTCAGCCCTTTGATCAGGAGTAAGGTTTCCAGATTTTGACTCAAAGCGTTTTATTTTTGTTGGAACATTTATTTCAGAATCGCTCATGGTGCGGATTCCACCTGTAGGAATAACTGTTCCAGGTTTTACTTTTTTCCCTTTAAGACCAACCCAATCAAGCATTCCCATTACATAAGCTCCTTATGTGCTCCCCAGGAGCGAAAATATTCTATAAAAGGCTGACGCGCAACTTTAACTAATTGAAAAACTTCCTTGCTGTACTTTTTCAAAAGCTCCTCATTCTTCTCTTTCCACAATTTGCCATGCTCATCACCAGGAGTCTCAATGTGAGCTAACTCATGAATGAATACTGCAACTACTCCATTTGCTGAAACATCAGCAAGTGCATATCTAGTCATTCCTATTGTTTTTCTTCCATACTCACAAATTCCATCTTTATCCCCACCTATTCCGGTCTTTGTGCAAATCTCAAATTTCCATCCTGGGTATTTTGATGTCAAAAATTTTGACAGGGCATCAACCTCAGCCTTGCAAATTTTTGCACGATCATTGGACTCAAACAATAATGAGGAAAATTTGCTCAAGGTCCCTCTCCTAACTCTGACATAAAAGAAGCCTCTCTCATTATTTTCACTTCTGATTCAAAGGCTCTTTCGATTTTGAATTCAAGTTTTTTGTCATCTCTCAAAACAACTAAAGTCACAACCTCATGAGCAGGACCACTAATCTCTTTGTTCTTGGTTCCGTCTACCAACAGTATCTTATCCCCAATTCTCAATCCTGCATAGTAGGCGGGACAACCATGATAGCATTTGACAATGACACGATCCCAATCAGTTCTAATTCCAATTTTTCCTGACTCATTACTGCAATGTCCTTCCAATAGAAAAATTGGAAGGACAAAAATGACAATTTTTAGAAAAAGAAGAATCACCTAATTCTGCTTTATTGTTATCAAAAACTCTTGTTCAGTTTTTGCATCATTGTACCTCAACACAATTCCATCAGAGCCGGCATTCATTAGCCTAACAACTCCACCAAGATTGGTTTGTAATGCTGGAGATCTTAAAAGTGCGTCTGATACTGCATTACGAACTTTTTTCACATCTACAGACTTTTCATTAAGAACCTTGTCAAACTTACTCATTTTCTTTCTCCATTTTTTAGAACTGAATAGAACTTGCTGCCTTCCAAATTTTTTTGATTATAGTCAAATTTTTCAATACTTTGGTTATTGTGAAAAATCTCAACAGCACAAGAATTGATTTTAGGAAATTTGGTTCTAATTTTTTCTTGAACCAAAACCAAATCAGGTTTGTCAATTGCATCAACACTCATTGAAACAGAAAACTTTTCTTCATGTGTTCCGTACCTACCGAGTTTAGAAAGAACTATTGAATAATCTTCCTCAGTCTCAAATACTCTTCTATCACCACTATCCATTGCCCTTAAAAGGGTCCCTACTCTGCATCGTAACTGAGCAGCCATTGCTTCAACTGGCATACCCTCATAAGCATCAGCATCAAGGGTAGTGCGATCAGTTAATTCAAACGTTTTCATCCTACAAGTAATGCGACCAAGTTTTCTAGCAGCTAAAAACCTGTGATGCCCATCCCATATGTATTTCTGACCTTCACGAACAAAACACAAGCCACCATCTGTAGTGCCAGCATCAGCAAGTGAGTTGACTTTATTTCTATCAATTCTATGCTGAGTCATCTCAAGCTCATCCAACACATGATCAATCATAGGAAGATTGTCCTGTAGTGCAGGATTATTGACCAGTGCCTTTGCCATTGCCCACTCAAGATTTGAGTAGAAGGGTTTTGGGACCCATGCGAGTTCAAGAATTTTTTGAAACTTAGACATTTTGAAATTCCTTTTCAAATGATTTTTCAAAATCACGCATCACTTGATCAACCCCACTATCTGAATAGTCGCCAACAACAGGTCTACCGTTACCAACAACTTCAAAAGGTTTAGTAAACTTTTTACTCAAAGTGTGTCCAGCAGAAGAGTCTAAGATTATCCAATTACTTCTACATCTATAATGAAAAAACCCACCACCACTACTCTTTTCCACAACACATGGAATTTTTTTGCCTTTTAAAAATTTACAAATACCATAAGCCAAATTGACACAACCACCCTCTGCCCAAATCGCACTGGTATAATTTTTACGCAAATGTGAAAGTGCAAAATCTAAAATCTGATTTTTAGACACTGACTCATTTAGTAGTTTTCTAAACTTAGACACTGCCACTTTCCTTATTTATAGCCCTTGTCTTTTACTTGTTTGTAGTCATTTTGTTTCAACTGACCAATAATTCCTTGATCATTTCCAGTAATGTTGGAAATGCCCAAAGAATCTTTCTTGCCACTCAAAGCCTGTGTAATTTGTTTTCTCACATCTTTGTCTTTTGATTTAACAACAAACCTAGTGTTATCCAAAGAGGTGTAAGCAGGAACAATAAGCACTTCCACTGATTGTATTCCAGCATCTTTTAGGACTTTTTCTATTTTCGCCTTCAAAGGGTGCTCTGATTCTTTCAATAATTTTGCAAACTTGCTCATTGTGTCCTCTCAACTTGTTGCCAATCTAATACGTAGAAAGCTTTGACGCATCCCTGCTCAAAGAATTTAGTTTACGAGAAAATCCAATCCATTGATCTTTCTGAAACTTGTAATCAGAAATAATATCAGAAGGCTCTCCCTCTTCCTTTGCGTCTTTTTCTAATTCAGCAAAATCTTTGGACATCGACAAGGAAACAGCAGCTAAAGTGTCAATCACTTCTTGCATATCAAAATCTCTCACTAAGTCTTCCAAAGAGCTTTTTAGATTTTCATTCAGTTTACCTTTACCACTCAATGCTTTTTTAAACTTGCTCATTTTGTTCTCCATTAATCTCTTAGCCTTAGCCAACAGGTCAGCAACCTGGTTGATGCCCGAGGAGTTTTTTAGTTTTTTAATCTCTTCAAGAAAATAGGTGATCTGTTTGTCCACCAATTTGACGGACTTCCTTATGCTCTTCGGAGAACCCTTATCGAAGGTTATGTTGATCGACACACAACCCAGATTGACCTTGGTGGCGGTGGCTTGATCGCGTGACCCTGCTGGCATCACTCTGTTGAACTCCCTATTGAGTTCCTTGACCCACACATCTACCTCACCCTTCGGCTTAGGGTGTTGGCGAGCCTCACCGATCTTGTTCAATAACTCATCCGCTCTACCCATGCTCAAAACCCTCACTCAACAATTTTCCAAACTTGCTCATTTTACCCTCACTCATCTCAATGTCATCAAACTCTGCCTTCATCCCAATTTTTCTAGCCATTTGTTTCCATGTATCATCATGTCTGTGACCAGGAGTAAGAGCGTGGGCTATTTCATGTAAAAGAACATCTTTCAATTCTTCCCAATTGCCATTTTCAACATAGTAAGAATCAAATTTTATTGTTTTGATTTTTTCTTTGCAGACAGCAATTGCTCCATGTGTCCTACTAAAAGCAATTTTCCAATCTGAAAGATTGTGCTTTTTCAAAATTGAAAGTGACTTAGTGAGGAATTGCTCTTTGTTCATTTTTACAAT